ACTACACTTAGCTATTTCTAATATAGCATCTGGAAAATACTTTAAAACACCAGTAAAGACAGGTTTTTCTTTTCTTATATTAGGCTTTGCATCCATTGATCTAACACCTGTTGGAAACAACCCACCTGTTCTTGTTATGTGTTCTTTTTCTAAACCTAATTCTTCTTTACTCATTTTCATCTTAGGGTTTACTGTTGTTGATGTTGAGTTTCTATCCCACTCATAATAATATTTACTTTTTTCTGTCATTGTCTTTTTGTTTTTTGTTTAAATTATTTAGTAATTGCTCGTTCTCATAGTATGATAGTTTGTTATCAATATAAACTTTAACTAAACCACAAATAAAAACTCCTATTAAAAAATAAATCATATTACAAACATAATATTTTTTTTTAAACTTAATTTTTTACAAAATATAGTTATTAAGAATTATTTGTTAATTGTTTTTAATATTTCTAAACACAACTCTCTTGGTATTTTACTTCTTTCGTAATTACCTTTAATCCCTTGTGTACCTGTTTGTGAACCTCTGGGAGCAGCTACATGACAACTATCTCCGTTTTTACATATTGGTTTTGATTTCCAACCATTAGGGTTAAAAACACTATATAAATTATTTGTCCATATGTCTGTTGGTTTCATTCTAGTATCGCCATACTGACAATAGGTAACTGTTGTTCTTTCAGCTATACCATTAAACAAACCTAACTTTCTTAATTTACCTCTTGGATTTTCTACAAAAAAATAATCAGGTTGAAACATCTCTATAATTTCTATTGTCTTTTGTACTATCTTTACTCCTAGCTTTGCTTGTTCAGTTTTAGGTGTATGATCTTTATGCCAATGCTTACCTATACTAGCTACAGAAAAATAAGTACATGGTGGACTTGCCCATATTACATCAGGTTTAAAAGGTATTTTAAAACAATCAAAATCTAATATATCTGTTACATAATCTATATTATCAAAATTATTTATATCAACTGCAAATGTTTCATGTCCTAATTCTTCAGCTACTTTACTAAAACTTCTGCTACCTGCAAATAATTCTAATATTTTCATTTTAATAATTTTGGTTCTGGTCTGTAATGTAAAACACTTCTTGGGTCAGCTCCTTGATCTACCTTTGCTCTAGCATCCCATATTAATTGTTTATGGCTTCTTAACCACTTCATGTATGTTGGTACATTAAGATGTATAAAATCACCACTTATCTGACTTCTTACTCCTAAATTAAAAGCATTAACTGCATCTTCAAAGTAAAAGTTTTTATAAAACCTAAACAAATCATCAGTTAAGCTCTCTGATAAAACCTCTAATGTTTCTTCTTCTATGTTATGCTGTCCTAACTCTATGTATGTTTTGCTTAATAAATCTATTGATCTTATAATTACATCTGATCTTGTCATTGTTTTAATTTGTTTCATATTTTTGTTTTAGTTTTTGTTTAACATTCATATTTTTCTGTAAGTGTGAATGAATTTTACTCATACCCTTATCAGTTTTCTTTCTGTTTCTCTCCCAATTTCTTATTGCAGCTTTCCAATCTTTCATCTTTGTCTTACCAACCATCCAACCTTTGCTCTGGTAAAAATCATAGAACTGTTCTGCATTAATTCCATTATCCCTTAAACGACAATAATCTTCTATTTCAATAATTGTAGGTACAATAAAATTTTTTCTTTTTATTATTTTTTCTTTTATTATACTTGTATTATTAATACTTGTATTATTATCCTTAAAGTTTTCTTTAATACCCCCCTTTAAGTTTTCTTTAATACCCCCTTTAAGAATACTTATATACCTCTTATCAATTTCTTTACTACCCTCTTTATATGTGTAACTGGTTGATAGATAACCACTTGACACTAATTCGCTTATCCACTTAGAAATAGTTACTTTACTCTTGTCATAAAGATCAGCAAAATATTTATTAGTTGCAAAGCAAAAACCATTCTCATTTGTAAGACAAGTTATCTCACCATACAGCAGTTTCGCATTAGCTGATAAATTTTTATCATATCTAACCTCAGCAGATATTATAGCATAGTATGTTGGTTTCTGTTTCATAGTTTAAAAAAGAGAGAGAAGGCAAAAACATTTAATATCATTTAAGGCAAAATTGCCAACCTTCCCTCTCTATATTATTTAAAATGGTAAGTCATCTTTAGTTTCAGTATTGTCTACTGTTTCTTGTTTAGGTGGCTCGTATGTATTCTCGTATGCATAGTGAGTAGCACCCTTCTCTGAAGGTTCTTTTCTCTCGCATATTACAAGTGAACACCACCCTTTGTTTTCTATTGCTTTAAGCTCTTCCATTTTAAAGTTAGCTACAAGCATAGAGCCATATTTAGTTTTAATTTCTTTAATACTACTAGGCAAATAATTTTTCTCTTTTGTCATTTCTACGTTTTTTTAGGTTATATAATTTGGTTAATTCTAAATTGTTTACTCTGTTTTGTTTTTCCAGAGCATCAATCTTTTCATCTAATGTTACACTTTCTATTCTACTTAAAATTTTCTTATACAGTTCTGAGTCAAGCACATAGATTTTTTGGTAAAATTCTACTTGTCTGTAGTGATACAGTACAGATGCATGATGCAGATTTGTTATATCTCCAATCTCATGTAGTGTTAAATCAAATATTGTTTTAAGAACAAAAATATACATACGTTTAGCTTGTATAAAGTTTTTTCTTCTTGATCCTAAAAATATTTGGTCTTCTTCAACATTAAATTTCTTTACTAATTCTTTAATTATTACTTCATGAAAGTAATGACTAAATTTTAATTTTGTTTTGTTTTCTTCGTTCATATTTATTATTTTAAATCGTATTCTATTATATCTATTACATCTTTTACACTCATATTAAAGTGTGTAGCAATAATATTCATGTGATAGTATCTAAGCAATGTTGTGTCAAGTATATATCTTCTGGCAGTTACCTCACTTACATCTAGTAAAAAAGAAAACTGTCTTGTAGACATTCCTTTAATTCTTAAAAATGCTTCAAACTCATTATGAGCTTCTCTGATATGTGAAAATTTATATTTCTTTGTCATCAAACATTCCGTTTCTAGCCATTAATTTGTATTGGTCTTTAGGATCTGATGGTACTTGGTTTTGTAATATATCTAAAATAATATCATCAGCTTCTTGTTCTGTAAAGTTTGCTAAATTATTTATGATATACGACTGTTCTTCTAAGGGTATTGCAGACCTGTGTAATCTGGTTTCAATGGTAGCCATTTGAAATAATGTTATCTCAGATGGCTTACCATCAAGAACCTCATCTAACCAATCATCATTCACTAATCTACCATCTCATCTTGACCAAAAGCACCTTGCTCATAAAACCCTGCAATTTTAAGGACGACACGACTCATAGCTCTCTTCTCTGCCATAGCAACTGGAAACTTTTTTGCACCACCCATTAAATTATTATCAGATGCTTCACCAAAAGACATCATATTAATTGGTTTATTATTTTTGCCTTGCATTGATGCAGCAGCTCTAATAACAACATTAATATTGTCCTTCTTTAATTCTAACAATAAAGGTTCGTATGCAACAGTAATACCTTGTTTGCTTACAATTTTATCTATGCCTGATCTTGTTATAATAACGAAACCTCTTGGGTCTTTATGCACATCTTCTTTTACTAAACCATTTTCTAAAAATAGTCTTGTTAGTGCTTCCTTTCTAGTTTCTTTAATTTGTGGTTCTTGGTTTTCTAAATTGTTTTTTTTATTTCTACTCATTATAGTTATTTTTAGTTAATAATAAGCAAAATTATAAAATTGAATCAGACTACCAAACTTTTTTAACAATATTTTAGAAATAATGTGTGATTCTTGCTACTTGACCACTATTTTTCTCATGTAAAAACCCTTCAACAGCTTTAGGAACTCCAGTATAACCTTTACGACTATGCCAACTGTCTGTGCCTGATGGACTTCTTAGATATTCTACAGTAACACCAACATAATCTTTAGCATCTAACCACTTGTGCTTAACCTTGTGATGCAAATGATGTAAGTAAAAATACCTATACTTAGTGTCTGCCCACATCTTAGGTCTTTCTTGTGCCATAAGTAGAGGTAAATTAACCATCTTAGCACCATCACCATGCTCTAAACCAATTAGATTACTACCATACTGGTAGTATTTTCTGTGTGCTACACTAATGTCAAAATTTACATCATCATCTTTTCTAAACCAACTCTTTAAAGCATGAGCTAAATGAAATCCTGACTGATAATCGTGATTACTCATACTATGTAACACATCTACTGGTGCAATATGTCTTAGCATCTCTATACATTTTACATATAACATAAGAGCAACCTCAAAATGCTCCCACCATTTACCATCTACATCTTGTCTTGTACCTGCTGTAGTTTGGTTGTATACATTGTCAATATGTAAAATATCGTTTCCTATGCAAAATAATACCTTTTCTATACCAAAACCTGCAGACTTCTCTAAAAGTCCTTGTATGCCCTCTAAAACCCTTTCTACAGCAGTTTCACAGTCATATCCATTGCCTGTTTCTAATTCTTTAGCATATTTACCAATATGTATGTCGGCAGGATTGATAACAAGTAAGTGATCGTTTTCAAAATCTCTATCTATTTTTTTGTATGTAGGTGAGTAATCTTCTATAAGACTTTTTATCTTATCTAATATTTGCTCCTCATCTAAACCATACTCTTGTTTTGTAACTATAGAGAATCTCAGTTCTCCACCCATGTTTTGCCAATGCTTGACACTAACAACATCTTCTTTATTAATACCTCGTTCTTTTAAATGTAGCTCTAAAGCTGTATTACCATTGATGTTTTCTACATCTATACCCCTAGATTCATTTATTAATTCTACTTCTTCAGCAGAAAGTCTTAATCTTTTACCTTTTAATTTTGTCATGTTTTTGATTTTTAGTTTTGCTAAATGTAAGCAAAATATTAGATGCTTCTAAAACAAAAATGGGATGTTATTAACACCCCACTCTTGAAACTAAAAACAATTATCCAACCAGAAAGGTTGATAGAAGCACAAATGTAACTATTTTTTTAGATTACAATTACACTTTTCACAATTTTTTTCAAATACTGAAAACAGTAATGGTAAGACTGCTAAAAAACTTAAACCCAAATTCATATATGTGATGCCATTTAACGATATATCTGCACTAGCAGCTATAACTAACACCCCACTTATTGTTCTCTTAGAAGAATACTTACCCTTAGTGTCTTTAAACAATTCTAAAACTGACTTAACAATTTCAGTAATTGGACTTATAGCTTGTTTAACCAAGCTACCAGTAATCATATCTACTATCTTACTCATTATTTCTTAATGTCAGCAATTCCCTGACCTAGAATCAATGTAAGTATAGCATAGTAAACTTTCTCTACTTCTGCTTCTGATAGACCTAGCTTTGCTGCTGCAAACGGACATAATACTGCAGATACTGCATACCAAAACTTTTTTGAGTCAAACATTTTTTTTAACATTTCCATATTTTATTTATTTTAATTATTAATTAATACAACCAGATAACTGGCTGAACCTTATCTTGATCTGAATCTACATGAATAAACCCACCTTCTTTACTCAAACCAATTCTTACAAACCCTGCTTCTGCTAGTCCACCTAAGATTAATGCTCTTTGATAACTGTCTTTACATTCTATATCACAAGCAATACCTTTTATATGTGAACTGGAAGGATTTTTTACTGACAGGGGGTGATTTGGACACCTGTACCCTGATGTTATTTTATATTTAATATTACTAAAAGACCTAGCTCTATCTAAATCTTCTATAAAATCTAAGTCCATTAAGTTAGTCTTACAACCACACTTACAAGTAAACTCACTTTTTTTAAAGTAGCTAAATGTCATTATTTACCTTGTCCTCTTTTTGGTTTTTTATAACCATTTTGACTTTTACTAGAATTTTTAGAATGTATGCCTTTACGTTTCTTATTCTTAGTCTTTCTAAAAGTAAAAACTATTTTAGCCATACTATGCTGTTACTGCAATAAATTCTACATCACAAGCTGCTGTATCTGCTTTTGCTAATACTGAAGTAATGTCAGCTAATGCACCAAATGTTGTGCCAGTAATAGCATCCATTTCATTATTCATTAACATCATACTCTCTCCTGCTGCAAGTTTATACCAAAAACTATCTGCACCATTATATAATCTTAATGTTACAAAATTAGTATCATCTAAATTAGTAACTCTAAAGTATGCATAGTCTGCTGCTACTCCTGTACCTGCACTATCTGCACCTTCATAATTAAATATAGCTGTTTCTGTAGTAGCTACATTCATTATTCTTTGATCTACTTTTCCTTTAGATGTAAATGTTTTCTCTACAGTATTACCATATGCCACACCATTCAAAGTGTATGATTCTACTATAGTTACTGTTAAGTTTGCTGCTGTTACTGTACTTGCCATATTATTTTCTTGTTTTTGTAAATTTATAAATTGAGAATCCTATTGCCATTAATAAAGATATTGTCGTTAGTATTTCATTAAATGATGCCAACGATATTCCTATTGCTCCTGCATTTGCCATTCCCACCTGTATCGTATCTTCAATTGTATCTTTCATTGTATTTTTTTTATTAATTGTCATAGCCAACTTGTATTCCTAACTTAAAAAATGTTGTTGCTGCTGTTGATGCTTTTACCATTGCAAATAATACATCTCCTGCTGCTAAACTTGTTTCTGGAGTTAAGTTTCTAGTTACTTGTAAATTATCGTTACTTGATTGTCCTGTTATTGTTAATTCGTTTAATAGTACTGGATCAATAGCACCAGTATTTCCTGCTACAAATGTCATTTTACATAAAGCTACTGTTATTGTTGCTGCACTTGTTGCATTTCCCCACATATACAATGTGTTTACATTACAAGCATTGTGCATAACAAAAGATTTTACTTTGAAAAAATCACCTATATCTAAAGCTGTTTGTCCAACAGTTCCTGAACCATAGTCTTGATTGTATTCATTTGGCGATTGACCATCAGTCATATTTGCACCATAGTGATAGTTAGAATTACTTAATGTAGCATAACCCTGTATGTCAAATGTATCAGTTTTTATTAGGTTTTTCTTTGTCCATAACAAACTACCATCTGTATTACCTGTACCACTACCAACAGTTTTACTTAGTAGTGTATCATTACTAGCAGACTCAAAACCTTTTGGGTTATGTCTGTTTACATCTGTTAAATTTTTGTGTTCGTTAGCAGCCATATTTATTTAAGTAATCTTTAAACCTATCATCTAATTTATTTTTCTCTTTATCTATTTGGTCAAGTTTTTTTATTGCCCAATTAATACCACTTGTTCCACCCCAACAATCCCACATCAAACCACCACAACCTTCATCATAGGGTACATCTTTGTGTTGCTGATGTCTTTTAAAAGATGCCATACGAGCTATAGTATCTCTTGATAAACTTTCTCTACTTGCTAATTGTCTTGCTCTTTTTTTACCTACATCAGTTCCACAAGAACCCCAACCATTTTCTTCTACCCACTTTAAAGCTCTCTTTGCATTGTTAGTTGCTGATTGTGGATAGTCATTATATGTCTTTGCATAATAGTCTTTGTTGGCAGTTTCACACGATTCTTTAGAATCATACTGACAGTTACCAGTTTCTCCAAATCTCCACATTCCATTTTCACATTCGTAACAAGGCATATCTTTATTTTTTAACAGTCATCGCATGGACAGAAATCTCTCCAACTCGTATAGTTTCTTGGTCGTGAGTAAATACTGTCATACATTATTATTCCATGATTCTTGTAAGCATAACCTCTAGCAGGTCTGTCTGATTCGTATGTAGGATATAAACCATTCTGGTCAGAATCTTCCATATAGTCTAACATATCTTTTAAATATATTTCAGACTTTCTGTATGTGTCTTGCTTGTATGCATTTAACTCTGAAGGGTCTACAATTGTAGCAAACTCATCTACATTGTGTACAATACCCATACTACTGCTATTGCTTTGTACCTCGTTTATAACCTCAAATCTAACAAACCAACATAAACATCTTGTAAGAAAATCATCCATCAATGTTTGATTAGCAGTCGTTAGTGTACCATCATTATGCTGAGTTTTTAACTCTTCGTAAAACTTTTTACCTAAAGCAGGTTTTAAATGTGCTAATTCTGTAAGCAGAATTGTATTATTAGATATTAAAGCAGTATCAGTATTAGCATTTGTAAAACTATTACTGATAACTTCTCCTGCTGTTACTAAAGGTATGTATTGATTTACGTTTGCCATATTATTGTTCTTCGTTTTGAGATTCTACTTCAGTTACTTGTAATTCTTCTTCACTATCACCTTTGCCATCACCATCATCATCTCTTGTAACAATAATTTGCTCTCTATCTGTCAAGAACATATTACCCTCTTCTAGCATTGGGAAATCTTCATCTAACATTTTTCTTTGCTCGTTAATAGTAAGTATCTTAGTAGGATCAAGCTGAGTAGCAAATGATACTGGTGGCTCGTATTGTATTAATAATTCTTCTGAGATAAAACCCATCTCTCTATTTAGTATATCTTTTATACCATCTAAAATTAAATCAGAAGTATCTTTAATTACAGTTGTCATTGCCATATCGTAAGCAATTCTAATCTCACTACCTGTGTTGTTCATCTTACCAGAACTAACAATACCTGCAAGTGCAGGTTGCCATCTATGTGCAGTAATAATATTTTGGTCAGTAATCTTTTGTAAATCTAACCAACTACCATCTTGGTCATCTTTTATAATAGAAACATTCGCAGGTGAAGTATCTCCATTCTTTACAATAAACATTATTTTTCCATTGTTTCCTTCTCCAACAAACTTTTTCTGTGCTTCTTTAACCAGTTTTTTCGCTTCTTCTTCACCCATATCACCAGAGATTTCAACGATTGCAGATGGCTGAAAACCATTTTGGAATTTTGTATGATTCCACTTGCCGATTTCGTAATCAACTGCGATATGATCCAATGCAGCAACATAGTCAGGTAAGCCATAATAAGTAAATGTTGGTTCGTAATCTTTAAAATGCATTATAAACCTCTTACCTTTTACGTTTGGATATAGAGGTATAGTCTGTGTTTTGTCTTTCATAGTATTGTACTTTGCCCAGTCTGGGTGTACATATACTTCTTTTTTGTTTTTAGCCATTCTAACAGTAGTTGCGTCTATATGGTATAGGTTTACCCCACCATCATATAAAACACCTTCTACATAAGCATTTCCAAAAGTGTAATAGTCATCAGCTAATTTCTTATAAACTTGTCTTAGAGTTTCTTTGTTAGCATTTACATCTTTTATGTATGTTTGTATTTCTTGATTGCTTGTAACAAACTTAGCACCACTTGTAAATACAGTCTTTTGTGCAAGTACACTTCTGTGTGTAGATGATTTACGTTTTAGCTCTGCTAAATATTGTGGAAATAAATTGTTGTTACCAAAAGGTATATACTTAGTAAGTACCTTTGATATATCTTGTGGTTCTTCTACGTTTTGTGGTACTGC